CGACCGCGAAGCGGAAGAAGGGGCACCGAGGAACGCGGGGACTTGACGGTTGGGCGGCTCAGCCGGCGTGCGGGCGCGGGAGTCCGCCAATTCGGTTGTTGGGGGTCTTGCAGAGCCGATTGATGACCTCGCTGATGTCGGCCGGCTTGATGTCCTGGGAGACGACGCAGGTGACTTCGGAGAGGACGAACTCCGACTCCCTGTCGGAGACGATGCGAGTAGGCGGGACGTGGTGGATCACCTCGTAAACCTTGAAGCGGCTGGGTTCGGCACCCAGCGATCCGGTGATAGTGACCGTTTCGCCGACCCGAGGAACGGTCGCCATCGGGAAATGGCCCATCGTGCGGAAGCCGTCCTTGGACGAGGGACTCGGTTCGACGAAGTAAACCTCGGCGATTCGAGGGGCGTAAGCGTATTCCGCATCGACATCGGCCTTCTTTGACATTTCCGCCATCTCCCTTGGAGTTCGTAGGCTCGCTGCGTCCATTTTAAGGGAATCGGCACTAGAGGGGAACAGGAGGGTATGGGTCCGTTAGGCTGCCTGGATCGAAACAGGGAACACCCGCCTCTCGCGAGGCGATCAGGAGCCAGGACGTGGACCCACTCGCAAATTCCGCCGCCGCACCCGTTGCCGCAGCGCCGCAGGCACCGCAAGCCGTCGCGTCCCCCTCGGGACCGGCCGATGGCGTTCTCACCGAAGGACTCGTCCAGGGGTCGCCGCACCCCGGCGAGATGACGCCTCCCCCTTCCGGGGCCACGCCGACCGCGACCCCAACCCAGGCAGCCAACAACGCCGCCGTCAACGCCGCGCTGAACCAGCTTCCCGCCGGCCAGGCATCCCCGGAGTCCGCCGCGCTCAACTCCTCGGCCCGCGCGATGGCCGCGCAGATGGGTTTCGCCCAGGCGAACCAGTTCCAGGACGACAAGTCGTTCATGGAAGCCCTTCTGGGGCAGGCCCAGCAAGCTCAGGCGGCTCAGGCCCAGCTCCAGAACGTGCAAAACTACCAGGCGGCGCTCGCCCAGGCCCAGGCGATGGCGCAACAGCAGCGCCAGGCCGCCGCCGCCCCCGCTCCGAAGGCGCTCAACGCCATCTGGAACCCGCCCGAGTTCAATCCGCAGTGGAATTCCCTCGTCCGCAACGACGAAAAGGGCGTTCCGACCCTGATTCCCGGCGCTCCGGCCGAAATCCTGCCGAAATTCCTGGCCTATCAGCAGTACCGGCAGAACTTCGCCGAGAAGTTCCTGAGCAACCCCGAAGAAACGCTGATGCCGCTCATCAACGCGACCGCCGACGAGCGGGCGCGGGAGATGGTCCGCAAGGAGATCGACGCCCGGCAAGAGCAGCACTACATCCAGTCGTTCGTCCAGGACAATTCGGCGTGGTTGCACGCCAAGGACAACCAGGGCCAGGTGCTTCGGAATCAGAACGGCCAGCCCGTCCTTTCGCCGGCCGGCCAGCGGTTCCAGCAGTACGTCGCTCAGGCCACGAACAGCGGCATCGTGGGCGTCCGGCAACAGGAGGAGTACGCGCGGACCTATCTCCAGCGCGACATCCTCGTCTCGCAGCAGAACGCGGCAGCCCAGGCCGGTGCTTCCCACCAGGCCGTCGTCGATGCGAACCGCCGGCCCAACATGGCCGGCATGACCGTTCAGCCCGGAGTCGCTCCGCCGCCCTCGGTGGGATCGAGCCTGGCGCAGCAACTCCAGTCGGCGCTCCAGGCGCACGGTATCACCGACACCGATACCTACTGAAAAGCCCTCGGAACAGGGGCACGCGGTAGAGTCTTCCAACCCCAGCGGATCAGAGAAGAGGCACGACGATGAGTCAAGATTGGTCCCGAGTGGTGAATACCACCATCTCGAACTACATCAAGGGTGAGGAGGTCAACATCTTGCGCAACCGCAAGTTGACCGCCATGCTCAAGAGTCGAGGCCGGATCACCATGAACTGGTCCGGCAACGACATGAACTGGAAGGTTCGCTACCGGCGCGCCCCGATGACGGGCTACGCCGATACCGACACCCTGACCTTCCAGCGCCGCGATCGCTGGAAGACCGCCAACCTCGGCTGGCGGGGCTATTCGGCCACCGACGCCATGACCAAGGGCGAGCGCCTCAAGAATCGCGGCGTCCAGGCCATCATCAACGTCTACAGCCAGATCGCGCAGAGCTTGATGGAGGACATGGAGGAGTCTTTCTCCGACGAGTTCTACATCAACGGCAACGCGACCGGCAACTCCAAGCGCATGCACGGCATCGAGTCGTTCATGGCCGGGACCGCGCAGGCGGGCAACTACGTCGCGTTGCCCAACGCCACGTTCGCCAACCTGAACACCAACCTCGGCAGCTACGGCGGCAACTGGACCGGCACCTGGCCGACCGGCACCGGCGATGCCAGCTACGATTTCTGGTCGCCCCTGCTGGTGGACTACACCAACACGGCGTGGACGGCCACGACGAAGACGTGGCCCAACACCTGCGTCGAGGCCCTCCGCTTCGCGATCATCAAGAGCCTCAAGAACAAGACCCTCAAGGGCAAGCTGGACGTCTTCTTCCTCAACGACGAGCTGTACCGACAGTTCCTCTCGCTGCTCGACTCCAAGCAACGCATCCTGATCCAGAGCAACGAGAGCAACTCGACGCTCATCAAGCTCGGCTTCACCGACGTGCAGAACTTCGATGGGGTGGACATCACCTACGAGTACGGCACGCCCGTCAACGTCGGCTACGGGATCAACGTGGACCAGATGGAAGTCCGGTCCATGCAGCCGCAACTCTTCGTGCCGGACGGCCCCGACTACGACATCGCGTCCAAGTCGTGGCGCTTCAGCATCGATTTCTTCGGCAACACGGTTTGGAATCCCAGGTATCAAGTTAAGCTGAACGCCTATTCTTGATAGGCCACTAGGGGCTTTCCAGCTTAAACGCGGGGGCGAGTAGTCGCCCCCGCGTCCTCCAACCGATCACACGAACAAGAGGCTTTCAGTCATGGCACGCGACGAGAACATGCCCTTCCCGCTGGGGCAGACCTACTTCGGTGGGGACAGCACGCTAATCGATGTCAACGCGGGTACGAACCTGGAAGGCCAGGAGTATTCGATCGAGGACGACGACCTCAGCAACGGCACCATCGGCGCGAACGTCAACCGTTCGGGTCGTCGCCGCAAGGTCCGCGTCGTCCGCAACGTCAGCGCCGCAGCGCTCCTGGCCGGCCAGATCGCCAAGATGAGCATTACCGGCACGCTCAAGGGCAACATGGTGGGCCAGGTGACGGGCCTCGTCGCCTCGGCGGCCGACAAGGGTTTTCCCGTGGACGAGTTCCTCGGCACCAATGGCTGCCTCGTCAACGACATGTGCTACGTCGTCATCGACGGCCTGGCGACCGTCAAGACGGACTCGGCCGGCACCACCACGCTCGTCGTGGGCCAGGTGGCCGTTCCGGGTGCCACGACTGCGGGAACCGTCGTGGCCCAGGACGCGACCACGACCGGCGCTGCCCTCTTCAATCAGATCCAGAACGCGATCGGGCGATGTGTGACCGCCGTGGCGGCCAACTCGACCTCGTTCGTCGTGGATGTCGGTGCCACCCATCGCTAATAGGAATCAGGTCGCTGCGCTCTCAGGGGTCAGG